CAAGGCAAAGACAACAACAAAATTTCGCCTTGCTGTTGTGTATTGGAGAGGGATCGGAGCATACAAGACGAATCCTGCAAGTGTTAGACCGTCTGTGAACAGTGCAGAGCAGTGGGCAATGGGGCGCGTCAACTCATATCTGTACGCGCTACGCAATGGGAGATTCAGATCGGGCAAGCACGATACAGATTTGTTGCCCAAAGATCATCCAATGTCAGGAGATGACGAAAAAAAAAAGATTGACGCGCTAGAAATTCGTGGATCTGTCGGAGATGTTGATCCAACTAACTTTCCAGATGATGGCGAGGATCAACAAGTCGCATTGCGTAATTCAGAATATGAACGATTCCCACACGCAGAAGCCCAAGACCTTAAAGACAACTATCCTGAGATCTGGAATAAAGGCGGCAATATTCTAGGGAATAAGCAATTTAACCGCCTCAAGCCTATTGCAGAACGTGAAAGCAGCATAGCCCAAACAGAGACAGAAGAGAAAGCAATCAGACTTAGAGAATCCTGGGCGGCGCGTCATCTAAAAGATTTTCGTCTTGCTGGCGTTGTTGCTCAAATAAAATGGTTAGTTGTCGGATCGCGTGGCTTGTCACACATGAGAAAAGTGATTAGCGACGAAAAGAAGCGACTAACAGAAAAGAGATCGCTAACAAAGAGCATGACAAAGGCGCAAAAGGACGTTTATTGGGCGCAATGGCTTCAAAAGAGTGTGCTACCCGCTGAGCGTACAATGCAACGCGCTACAGAGATATATTTAATTGATGCTGCTGATCGATATGCAAGACGGGCGGCAATACTTGCACAGGCGATTATTGATCAACGAGAAAACAAAGCTATTGATTATACAACGATACTCGGGCGTGCTCTTGAGATTGAGCAGATCGGCAAAGTAATTGGGCGTGCATTTCGATCCGTGTATATGCTGACAGGAAATGACACTGTAACACAACTGTATGACCTGACGAACAGATCCCGACCGCTTGATCTCTTGTTTGGAGAACGCAAAATAATGGAGCGTCAAATCTTGCAGTTTGCTAGACAGATCAACAACACAAACGAAAAGCAAATCAAGCGTCTTGTGCGTGCTGGCATTGAGCAAGGTTTGAGCAATCGAGACATAGCAGAAAGCATCCGACAATCAACAACTTTCAGCGAAAAGAGAGCACAACGCATTGCACAAACAGAAACCACAAAGGCGATCAACACGGCAACAAATGAAGCCTATCAACTATTTGAAGAGCAGGAAAATGTCAAGGTGCTCAAAGAGTGGATCTCAAGTCGTGACGATAAAGTAAGGGAAGAGCATGCAGCCCTAGATGATGCCGCGCCTATTCCAGTTAATGAAGAATTTGAAATTAGCGGATACACAGCACAAGCCCCCGCATCTTTTGGTGTGGCTGCAATGGACATCAATTGCCGCTGTACTATTGCGCCAATAGTTGAAGAGTAACACAATGCAAGAGGATCCTAATATGTTAACTGCTTACATTCTGATCGGATTGGGAGGGCTTGCAGTTGGGAGCCTTACCACAATAGCAATCATAAAAGACAAGCCAGCCAGCCAGCCAGCAGCCCCGATCATCGTTGAGCCTGTCGATCCAGTTGGAGACGTTGCCAAACAACTTACCAATCTTGATCTGCTCGTTGAACCTTGTAGCGCTGAATACATCAAAGAAAACAGTAATTTGCTTTGCAGGGAAATGTATTGCCGAGTCATGCAGAGAGGTCTGGAAGCGAAAACGAGCGGGCAAGAGTGCGAGGAAATCTCGAACGTAGCGAACTCCAAGACAATTGTCAATCATTGCGAATCTTTTCTAGAAAACAAAGAGGAATGCTACGAGAAATACAGAGAGCGCAAATAATCAGATGACAGTTGATCCTGTATGCTATATCATATCTGAGAGGAGCACAGATGCACTTTAAGAGTTTTCAGACAAAGCAACTAGCACAAGACAAGCCGATCAAGTTTGTAGCGTCTACAGCCAATCCTGACAGGTATGGCGATGTTGTAGATCAAAAGGGCTGGGATCTGCGTGCATACAATCGTAACCCAGTTGTGCTATTCAATCACAATCCGACACAAATGCCAATCGGCAAGGGCAAAGCCTATGTTGAAAATGAGCAGTTGATGTTGGAAGTAGAGTTTGATCAAAATGATGAAATGGCTAAGACAATTGAGCAGAAAGTTAGAGACGGCTATATCAATGCTGTTTCAGTCGGATTCCAACCCAGTAAAACTATCGCTCGTAGTTCTTTGCCTGCTGATCATCCTTATTATGGAAAGTCAGGATCATACTTTGCCAAATCTGAATTACTAGAAGTATCTATTGTAACAATACCCGCAAACAATGAGGCTACCTTGTCTAAGAATTTCACTAGAGAGATCGGGCTTGCAGATGTTGCACGCTCTTTGATCATCAATAAGCATATCGTATCCGTTCAAGAACTCGAAAACGGAAACTATCTTGTAGAGTTCGCTGCGCATTCTGAAATGGAAGAAGTCGAAGAAGTCGAAGAGGGCTACAAAGACGAAGAAGAAAAGGGCGGGCATGACGAAGAAGAAAAGGGCGGGCATGACGAAGAAGAGAAAGCCGAGCACGATGAAGAAGAAGATAAAATGCAAGACGATGAGGAAGATAACGAAGAAAAAGGCGCTACTCTTGCCGATCTGCTTGCTGAATTGAAAAGTTTTAACCAATAGACATAGGGAGTTTTTATGTCAAACATTGATGCCGTAAAGCAAATTATGGGGGAATTACGCTCCCTTCGTAACAATCAAAACGAGAAGGTTGCCAACATTGAGCAGCAAGTCAAATCTTTGAAAGAAGCACACAGACTCATGGAAGAGTCTGTCTATCGTGCTGACTCTGTCGAGATCACTGGCACAGATTCAGAACTTAAAAAGTTTGTAGGCGAAGACGGATCGATCCGTTGGACTGCTGGCAAGACTAAGGTCAAGACTGCAAACGGCACTGAGATTGTAACAGAAGCGGGCTTGTTGGATACTGATGAGAATTTGAGTAACTGGCACGTCGAAATGAAGCGCCTTGCAAATGATCGCATGATGGTCAAAAATATGCTTGTAGGCGACAAGAGCACCCCAAAGATAGATCTTGCTATCGCTCGTCACTTGGCTGTTGCTCCACGCGCAATCGCTGCTCAAGTTTCAAAAGCAAACTTTGACGGATCGGGTGTTGGTGCTGAACTGATTGAAGATCAATTCTTGGCACAGTTGCACATGGAATATCAAGTTCCTACTGTTGTACGTTCTTTGTTCAGTGAAGTTCAAATGACTTCTAACACTATGCTTGCCCCTCGCATCAATCGCGGCGGCCGTCCATACATCAAAGGAACTGTAACAAGTGACAATCCTGCATTGTATCCAGTTTCTACTGTTCAGATGGGACAGGCTCAAATCACTGCCAAAGGCTTGTCAACTCGTTATATCCTTGACGAAGAATTGATCGAGGATTCTGCTGTATTGTTGTTGCCAGCAATGCAACGCATGATCGCCAAAGATATGCGCGATGCTGTTGAAGATGCATTGATCAACGGTGACTCTGCTGCTACTCATCAAGACGCTATCGCCTCTTGGAACATTCGTGAACGATGGGGCGCTAGTGGTTTGGGCGGCTCAAATGATCACCGTCGTTTGTGGACTGGTCTTCGTGCTGCTGCTTATGATAAGAGTACTACTTTGAATATCAATTCTTTCGATGCTGCCAAGATGCTCGAATTGATCAGCAAGTTGGGCGAGTATGCTGCTTCTGACAAAGTTTTGATCGTATCTCCTGAAGCATTGTATGAAAACTTGATGGGATTAGATCAAGTTATTACTCTTGACAAGTTTGGACCACAAGCCTCAATCTTGACTGGTCAAATGGGATCGATCTTCGGAATGCCGATTGTTGTATCTCGTTTCATGTCTGACGATCTTGCTACTACTGGATTGTACACTGGAACAGGCGCTACTACTGGGATGCTTTGCGTATCTCGTGACTCTTGGAACATCTTTGCTCGACGCGGTATTCAAATCCAGCAAGAGCAAGACATCAAGAGCGGCGCTTTTAACATGGTTGCTACTGAGCGCTTGACTTTCGATAGCCTTGACGCTTCAGACGTTAAAAACGTTGCTTTCGGCTTCAATCTGTAATCATTGACAGGGGGGAGCAATCCCCCCGTTTATAGGAGAATCATTATGTCTTATTATTATCCCGAATATGTACGGCTTGAAACTGCCGCTGGAGCTGGTGACAATGTTGTAATCTGCTTTCATGAGCGCATGGAAGTTGTAGGCGCAAAAGTTGTCGATTTCGCTGGCGTTGCTGCTGATGCTTCAAACTATGCTACTTTTCAAGTTTTGGGCAACGATCAAACTGCAACCCTTTTCGAGTGGGCTACACAAACCGCACAAGAGGGCGCATTGACTGCAAACACTTCTGAAGATATGATTGCTCAAGGCAACGAAGACAAAGCCGTTTTCGAGGCTGGCGAAGCATTGATCATCAAAGTTGTAAAAGCAGCCAGTGGAAAAGTAACAAATGCTTGTGTTTGTTTGCAGTTGCGTCAAGCACGTTCTTACTAACTAACTAGAATAAAGGTTGAAAGTGTATGGCTCTCGTTACTACCGATATACTAAAGGAGTATTTGCCTGAGATCACAGGCACAGGGAGCGACACAGAACTTTCGAACCTGCTGGACAGGGTCGAGTCAACAATTTCGCGTTGGCTCGGCTTTCCTGCGCCTGATAACAGCAGCACCCCGACTCTAGCCGTAACTACTTACACGTTATACATTGATTCATATTGGATCGATGACATTACTGTTTTACAGTTGCCATTGAAGCCCGTTGTAACGATCACAAGTGTGCACGCCGATCCCGAAAGAAAATACACAGCAGACACAGAAGTAAATAGTGACGAATACGAGATCGACAAACAGCGGGGCCTGTTGATCATCAAGCCCGATACAAGTACCGTCGGATTTACAAAGGGCTATCGAGCCAATAAAGTTGTGGGCACTTTTGGATTTACTTTGTATCATAGAGACCTTGTCCATGCTGTCTGTGTGTATGCTAGCCAGTTGCACAGAGCAAAGAGCAGTCAAGGAAAGAAAAGCAGTACAGTCAGACAGGCGACCACCTCATATTTACCAAATACGATCCCGCCTGAGGTCAAAGAAATCTTGTATCCCTATCGCAACTCTGTTGTAATCATTTAAGGGGGCAGAATGGAGATCGATCAACTGTCGCCACAAATGAAAGGGGCAAAGACTCGACTGCTCAATCAGTTAGAGAAAAGATTGAAGATTGCCGCCTTGCAAATGGAGGGGCGATCTAAGCAGATCACATTTTCAAGATTCAACAATCAAACAGGGCGATTGCGTCAAAGCATTGCAGGGCGTTATGCTGTTGTTGATGGCAAGCCCACAGCCATATTGCAAGCGGGTGGACAGTTTGGGGGCGCAGAGCTCGAATATGCGCGCTTTATTGAGTTCGGGACACGTTACATCAAGCCCCGCCTTTTCTTGGCTCGTAGCGTCGAGGCACAACAGAAAGAAATCAAGCCCAAATTACAGGACTTGCTAAAAACAGCACTGATCAGGGATTGAAATGGCAAATGCAACGATTTACAGAGTATTGGAAGCACTACAGACAAAGACGGCGCAAGACTTTTCTGATGGTTACAGTGGTCTTGATATGCGCAATAGTGTTGTGCTGGGTGCATTGCTCGATCCTCCGCGAACACCTTACGCGTCTGTATCGTTCATTGACTACACAACAGAGCAAGGATTGAATCTAGCATCTTATCGGATGAATGGAAGATTTGAGATCTATTGCTTTTGTGGAGGCTCGAGCCTGTCAGATCGGACAAAAAATGTCTTGAATCTAACAAGCGACATTATTAAATCAATCACTGATGATCGATTCTTAGGGCTGGCAAATCCTGACACCACACGCACGATCGACAATGTGATCTGCAACTTTACAGCAATCGAGGGCGACAGATTCGGATTGGATGGGGTTGCAATCGGCTATATTGAAGTCACTGTAACATTTCAGAGCAGAACAGGAGTGTAAGCAATGACGTGGTTCAAAGAAGAATACAGAAGACGGCAGATCATCGGAATCGACGCCACGGGCGGTACTGGGATAAGTGCTGACATTGACGTTGAAGTTGAGATCCCTAGAGACTGGGATGAATTTTGGGAAAATATACGATCCGACTTTAAAGACGTTGTTGTATCCACGTCGACAGGCGAAGAAATCAACTTTGCAAGGAAATCAGGCGCAAACTACAGCACCCGAACTCTAACACTACAGATCGACAGA